CAGTTGCCGTTGGCGCTACTGGCCTTGCCCGTTTCACCATCATGTTCTCTAGTGCCACAGCATACGCTTTCACACGTACTGCTTAACAGGATAGGGGGCTGCAATGCAGCAAACTGATGTAAAAGCCGCACACCTAGAAGCCACGGGTACTGCTGTTTCTTATCGTACTCGGGTTAAAGGCTATCATTGTATTTCTGGTGGCACTGCCGGGGATGTTATTTTCCGTGACGGTGGTTCTAGTGGGCCTATTCGTTTACAGTTTAATATCGGAACCGGCACACAACCGATTACGTTAACAATTCCCGGCGAAGGGATTTTGTTTTACACGGATGTGCATATGACTTTGCCGACTTCGGCCAAGATTACGGTGTTTTATGGCTAAGTCCCCTGCATGGCAAAGAGCAGAAGGAAAGGACCCCAAGGGGGGTCTGAACGCGAAGGGCCGCGCGTCCGCGAAATCACAAGGGATGAACTTAAAGCCCCCCGCCCCGAAACCAAAAACGAAAGAAGACGCCGGGAGAAGGAAGAGCTTCTGTGCGCGAATGAGCGGCATGAAGTCGAAACTTACCTCAGCGAAAACAGCCAACGACCCCGACTCCCGGATTAACAAAGCATTACGTAAGTGGGCGTGTTGAAATGGAACACACTATTTGGAACGCAGTTCTTTCGGTAGGTGTTAGCGTTGTTGGGTTCTTCCTCAAGAGCATGTATGACGAGGTAAAGCGCCTTCAAGTACTGATCAACAAGACCCGCGAAGAAGTTGCCAAAGACTATGTGACCAAGACACAATTGGACGCAGACATCAACCGCATCTTTGATCGGCTTGACCGGCTTGAGGCTAAGATCGACCGGCTGGTAGAGAAGCATGCCTAGTACATCAAAGAAGCAACACAATTTCATGGAGGCTGTAGCCCACAGCCCCAGTTTTGCCAAGAAAGTTGGCGTATCCCAGTCCGTGGGCAAGGACTTCTCAGCGGCTGACAAGGGTCGCAAATTTGGTAAAGGCGGTGATATGAAAAAGGGTTATGCAGACGGTGGTATGCCTATGGTCAAAAAAGACGGCAAAATGGTTCCTAGTTTTGCGGCTGATGGCGTAGGCAAAATGGCTAAAGGCGGCGAGACAAAAGCGATGGTCGGTAAAGAAGTGGCTTTTATGAAAAAGAAAGGCGCTCCGGCATCCATGATCAAGCACGAGAAAACTGAAATGGGTATGAAGAAAGGTGGTGGTGTTGACGGTGCTGCTAAAAAAGGCAAAACCAAAGGCACTATGGTTAAGATGAACACGGGCGGAAGGGCCTGTTAAGGAATTATTATGCCAATGCCAATGCCAGACGTTTATACCGCTGATAAAGGTCAGCCACCGATGCCCGACGAGGGTCCTACGACCCGGATCGACCCTAAAGTTGCCGCTGCTCGTGCTCTTCTGATGAAGAAAGCACTGATGGCTAAGCGTGCACGAGGTGCGATGCCCGGTTCGACGCCGGGTGGACTGCCAGATGTCTACACCGCTGACAAGGGTCAGCCACCAATGCCAGACGAAGGCCCAACGACCCCTGCGCCTAAGCGTAAAGGTCCCGGTATGTTCTCTAAAGGTGGTTCTGTATCATCACGCGCCGATGGCTGCGCACAGCGCGGTAAGACCAAGGGCCGGATGATATGATGTCTAGCCGGGGGATGGGTGCTATAGACCCGTCCAAAATGCCGTCTAAAAAGAAGATTGTACGCAAGGACGATCCGAACGATGTCGCCTTGTATGCTGAAGGCGGCGGGGTAAATGCTGCTGGTAATTACACAAAGCCCAGTCTTCGTAAGCGGATTGTATCCCAAGTCAAGGCTGCGGCAACGCATGGTACTGGGGCAGGCCAATGGTCCGCCCGTAAAAGTCAATTGGTAGCGAAGAAATATAAAGCTGCTGGCGGCGGTTATCGTGATTGAGGGTACAAAAACTTGTACAGACTGCGGGGAAACAAAACCGTTGTCGGGTTTTCGTAGTCGCGGCGGACAAATGACGCATTTATACAAGAGTCACTGCAATACGTGTTTGTATAAAAGACATAGAGACTGGGCGGAAAACAACCAGCACAGGGTAGCGACATATCGGGAAAAAGACCCGTGGACTTTAGCCAAGCGCTGTGCCCGACGGGGGATTACACCGGAGCAGCTTGTAGATAGATACGAGCGCCAAGAAGGTTGCTGTGCAATTTGCAAAACTGAAATTGATTTGGTGGAAAGCGCAATTGACCACAACCATGAAACAGGCGAATTTCGCGGGGTGCTTTGTAAACAGTGCAATCGTGCTCTTGGAATGTTTAAAGACAGCTCCACTGTTTTGCGTAGTGCGTTAGAATATCTTGACGCTTTTGGGAGTTATGGCGATGGCGCTTAAACCCCCGCAGCAGTCTCTCAAAGACTGGGGCGACCAGAAGTGGCGCACCAAGAGCGGTAAGCCGTCAAGTAAGACTGGCGAACGGTACTTGCCAGAAGATGCAATTAATAGTTTGAGTCCGTCTGAGTATGCCGCAACTACCAAAGCCAAACGTGCAGGTAAGGCGGCAGGTAAACAGTTTGTAGCGCAACCTAAAACAATCGCAAAGAAAACCGCTAGGTTTAGATAATGGCAATTTCCGGAGTCGCTAACTTTGACATGAACTTCACGGAACTCGCTGAAGAAGCGTTTGAACGTGCAGGTCGTGAGATGCGTTCCGGTTATGACCTCCGGACAGCGCGGCGTAGCACCAATATCATGATGGCTGAGTGGGCCAACCGTGGTATCAACATGTGGACAATTGAGTCAGGCTCAATCCCGATGAACAAGGGCACCGCGACGTACAACTTACCGGCGGACACGGTAGACCTGCTAGAGCATGTGATCCGCACCGGATCGGGGAATGCCTCTACTCAATCAGACCTATCTATAACTCGGATCAGCGTATCAACGTACGCCACCATTCCAAATAAGCTTAGCCAAGCACGTCCAATTCAAGTTTATATTGACCGTAAGCAAGCTATCCCAACAGTTACTGTCTGGCCTATTCCAGATCAAGGTACGACCGCTTCTCCTTATTACACGTTTGTCTACTGGCGGTTGTGCCGGATGGACAATATTGACACGGGTGTTAATACGGCTGATGTAAACTTCCGCTTCTTACCGTGCCTTACCGCAGGGTTGGCTTACTACGTAGCCATGAAGATTCCAGAAGGCGCACAGCGGCTCGATATGTTGAAGACCGAGTATGAGTATCAGTGGAGCTTAGCTGCGGCTGAAGACCGGGAAAAAGCGGCGGATCGGTTCGTACCACGGCAGTATTTTATCGGTAGCAGCTAATGAGTAATCGGTTTGCTTCTGGCAAGATTGCTATTGCGGAATGCGACATGTGCGGGTTCCGATACAAGTTAAAGGATCTAAAGAAGTTAGTAGTTAAGACAAAGATAGTCAGCATCAAGGTCTGTCCTCAGTGCTGGACCCCTGATCAGCCGCAGTTGCAGTTAGGTATGTATCCGGTTGATGACCCGCAAGCCCTCAGAGAGCCGCGTAAAGATCTTAGTTATTACGTATCTGGCCCCACGGCGGACGGTTCATTAGGCCAAGGTAGTCGGATTATCCAGTGGGGATGGAACCCTGTTGGTGGCGCAAGAGATAATGGTTTAACTCCAAATGACTTGGTTTTGCAGGGTCAAATTGGTACAGTAACGGTTGTGACGACATAGGAGTCCAGCATGGACAAGAAAGAAGTTAAAGCTATCGCGGATACGGAAATCCGTGGTCACGAGAAGCGTATGCACCCCGGCGCTAAAAAGATGAAGGCTGGTGGCCCTACTACGGACGACCGTATGAAGTACGGCAAGAACCTGTCTCGCGCTATGAACCAGCGCAGCGGCGCAAGGGGGCGGTGATGGGTGGCTTCAGCATGAAGAAAGGTGGCAAAGAAGTTGGACCCGCTTCGACCTACGCCGCACCGCATGATATGACTGGGAAAGCTGGTGTTGATCTAAGCAACAGCGGCTACGGTAAAAAAGCCCGTTCGATGAGCCTTGATGACTTGTGCGTTAGCGTTGGCAGCGTCTCCAGCAGCGAGTGCCCTCCACCCAAGACCTCTGGCATCAAGGTTCGCGGGACTGGTGCCGCTACTAAAGGTCTTATGGCCCGAGGCCCAATGGCATGAACTACGCCGATCTGGTCACGAACATATCTGACATCACGGAAAATACTTTCCTGACGAGAGATATGAATATGTTCATCCAGCAAGCTGAGCAGAAGATCTATAACACGGTCCAACTGCCCAACTTACGCAAGAATGTGACCGGGACGGCTACGCAGTACAACAAATATGTGTCTGCACCAGATGACTTTTTGTCAGTCTATTCGATGGCGATTTTTCCTACGGGTGGCTCTTATACGTTCTTGCTGAATAAAGATGTGAACTTTATCCGTGAAGCGTATCCAAACCCAACTGATTACGGCGTTCCAGCCCATTACGCAATTTTTGGCCCCCAGTCCTCACTGCCGACAGAGTTGACGTTCATACTCGGCCCTACCCCAAATGTGGCGTATAACGTAGAATTGCACTATTACTACTACCCAGAGTCTATTGTGACCACTGGAACTACGTGGTTGGGTGATAATTTTGATTCTGCGTTACTTAACGGCGCGTTGGTTGAGGCTATTCGGTTCATGAAGGGCGAAGCTGATTTGGTTGCGCTGTACAAGGGTATGTACGACCAGTCAATGATTTTGCTTAAACAGTTGGGTGACGGAAAAGACCGTCAAGATGCGTACCGCAGCGGTCAGACCCGCGTGCAAGTTATTTAATTTAGGAGTTTCTCATGGCTTTTACTGGCAACTACATGCCTACTTCGTTCAAAGTTGGATTGCTGAACGGGGTGTTTAACTTTCAGACTGGCACTGGCTGCACGTTTACTGGCGCTACTGCTGGCAGCACCACGCTGACTGTTTCCGCAGTCGCGTCTGGTACGCTCTTTATCGGGATGGGTATTACTACTGCCGCTGCACCTAACACAACCATTGGCTACATCACGGCATTCGGGACGGGTACCGGTGGCGTGGGTACTTATACTTTAAGTGCTTCGTCTACTGTGTCTTCGACCAGTATGGTTGGTGGCGCATTCTTTATTGCGCTGTACACCAACTCAGCGACGTTTGATTCCACAACTGCTTCATACACGGCTACTAACGAAGTGGTTGGTACGGGGTACACGGCTACCGGAAATCAGCTTTCTGTTTCGACTACGCCGTCCCCGGCTGGTCCGACATGGAGCGGAGCGAACACAACTGCGTTTATCAACTTCTCTGACACAACGTGGACGACCGCAACGATTACCGCTCGCGGTGCGCTGATTTACCAGAACGCTACATTGACAATTGGCGGTAGTTCGATTATCCGTCCTACTTGTGCGGTTCTTGACTTTGGTTCTGACAAGTCATCAAGCGCGTCAAACTTTACAATTCAGTTTCCGTCAGTCGGCTCTAGCCCAACTGGTTCTACGGCAATTCTTCGGATTGCATAATGGCTATTTCTCTCAAACACGGCTTTGGCAGTGGAAAGCTGGACGGGACGGATGCGACCCTAGTCCAGCCATCCAACTGGAACTCTGACCACGTTCTGGCGATTGGTTCCCCAAAGCTGTTTGGGAGAACTTCAACGATTGGTTCGACAACGCCTTCTTCTTTGTCTGGGATTAGTCAGGCAAATCCGGGGGTGTTCACGACGACTGGAGCACATGGTCTGACTGTAGGGCAGTTGGTCACTATCTCTGGTGTAGTAGGTATGACCCAAGTCAACGGGAATACCTATGTTGTTAATACAACCCCGCTGTCCACGACGTTCACGGTTATCTTTCAAGGGTCTGTACTAAGCACTGCTTCGTATACCGCATACACTTCGGGTGGTACTGTGACTGGGGCGGCGACGGGCGTAGCAGAAGAGCTTTCTGTAGCGGG